AAACTCTCTAATTCCTCGTCACTCATATATCTTACTTCTACAACCTTTTTGCCAAGTAAAAAACTCTTGGCTAGTCCACCCCAATGAGTTTTTAATTGCTCATAATTCATTTCATCTAATTTCATAATGCTCTCTCCCATAAAATAACATGATTTACATTTTTGCCATACTCTTGTCTAGCCAATTCTAATGGGTCTTTAAATCCATTAGTCATGATATGCCCAAGTTTATAACCCCTTTTATTAAATACATCATAAAAATGATACTTCATAACAACCCTCCATTTCAAACTATATTACAAAATTACAGAAATGCAAAGCCAAAATGATTGACTCTGTATTATCCCTCGTGATTAAAAAAAACTCCCCCACCTACAAAAATACTTCTGTATTTTTTAAAAGTTTGATATAGGTTAAAGCCTTTTTTCTGCATTCTCTCAATTCCTTAAACCTTGGATAATGCTCCTTAATTGCATTATTGCTTAAAATACAATTAACCTCATGTTCCAAATGGCTTAAAAGAATAATTGCCTCTTTTTCTAATTGACTCATAACGATCTCCAAAATGGCTAATGTTAACCCCTAAGCCTCCGATTAAAGAGGCTTAGAGATAACACTATGCCAATGCTAATTGATATTGTTTTGGTAGAGTCCTCTCCCAATAATCAGCGTTAGTCTTAGCCTCCTCAATAGCAAAATCCTCATAGCCTATAAACCCTCCAACAGAGTCCAACATTTCCCCCTCTTTGTCCTCTATCGTATAGCCATAGCAATTTCCGACTAAATAATGGTCGTATTCCTTGACTTCATGCTCTAGCATTTTGATAGGATCAACAATGCCCTCATGCTTTGCGTCTCTTTTTGATATATAGATATAGCCGACTTGCCCACTATCCCAACCACAATTAAAAGGGCTAGTCTTCATGGTTATCCCTCCATGATCGTATAAATACAGAGGCAAATAAAAAATGTTGTCTTTTTCCTCTGTTAAAAATTCCTCAAACTCTTCGGGGTCTCTAAATGTATGCTTATCCCCCAAATCATAACGACCATGAAAGCAAACCATTTTCCCAAGGTTATCCCACTCCCTTGGGTTCATTGGTTCGTTATCGTGCCAAATATTAATGTTTAGCCCCTTATACTCAAAACTTTTTACATTTTCCATAATTCTCTCCATTATGTTATCAAATTGGCTAAAGATAGCCCACAAGCCTACTCAATAAATAGACTTGTAGATATCTCTATGCCCTAAAATAATAGCCATTATGACTTGAATAGTCCATCATGATATCTCTAGCCGTTCCCTCCCAATCAATATGAACATATGAGGGCAAGTCCTTAGGGATATCTCCACAACTTTCCAATAGTTCCATAGTAAAATCTATGTCACTATTGTATTGCCCTTGATAAGCGTCTCTAGCATCTTCAATAGTCCCCTCACCATAGCAATGAATATAAGCCTCCAAAATTGCTTTGTCATCATCGTCAAGGGCTAACCATTCCCACAAGTCAGAGTCCAAACCACTCTCAGAATAATAAGCCTTCGGAAATTCCTCAAAGTCTTGATACATCAGTTCGGGGTCTTCCTCGTCCTTGTGTAATTCTCTGCAATAGTCTAAAAATTCTTCATGGTCGTTAAATTCTGTTAGATCAACCCATGCCCCACCGATTGAACCATTATTGTATTTTTGATAAGTCCCTACATATACACTAGCCATTTTTCTCACTCCTTATAATTAAGATAATCTAAAAGCACCTTTTAAAGCCAAACGCTTGTCCCTTAAGTCGTCAATCTCTCGTCTAAGGTTTATTTTTTCCCATTCTTTTAAATGATGACTTAAAGCAATTTTTAGCTCCAAGCCTCCTATTTGCATATCTAAAAGTGATATTTGATATTTTGTTTTTTTGTCCACGATAGCCCCCTTAAAACTCAAAATTACAATAAACAAGCTTGTTAGGCTTGACCAATATAGAATGACTAATATCACTCCAATCATGCAACCAAAAAGCCTTAGCACTTCTATCATACTCGCCTTTTTGATAAACTTTTGAATGCGAGTCTTTACGCTTTATAAACTCGCCCTTTTTAACCTCAATGAGAGGCTTATACATCTCAGAATAGTCGTTATACATTTTGATATCCTTGTAATTTTTTGATTGTTTTAAGACTTGGGGCATGAATAACTCGCCCCCCAACCTCATGACCATAGGCAAAAGGCAAAAGCCTTTGCAATAAGTCTTTAATATCATGGCTTGATCTAATGTCAAAGCCATCTTCAACCCAAGTATCACTAATGCGTAATTCCACGATGTATTTTTGAAAAGCCATTTTTATTCCCCTTAGTAATTGACCACTTGTTCAATTGATAGAATAGGCACACTCAAACCCAAATACTTAAAATAATTCCAAGCTTTAGTTTTAGCCTCGCATGGTTTCCGTGCATGGTATTTAATTTCATACACATCACAAGCCAAGCCTTGAGCATTGATAGCCCTACCTCTTACCTTGTATATGTTGTGATTGTTAAAAGTATAAACTTGCATAATCAACCCCCTATGTAATGACATGGAAATGTCCATGTAATGACATCTTAACCCCTTTTTAATAACTCATGCAACATTTATTTTTCTACCCAACCGAGTGCAGCCGAGGCCAGAGCAGCAAAAACCCCCCAATGCCTTGTGGCAGTAGCTCCAGGAAGGGTCACTCTCTGCCTGGACTAGAGCCATCAGCGTTTCAACCCCCCAATGCCTCGCCCCCCTTGATATATGCGAAGCATGACAGACCAAGCCATATAAGTGATGTATAAAGATTGTATATAAGAGCCATAGAGGATAGATCAATTTAACCCATAGTGAGATATCACTCTAATTGAGATCGTGTCTTATAATGCGATTATGTAAGCCGTTTTATAGCTATTATTCATTAATTGTCTTATAATGACTCTTTTACAATCTATACCCTTTTTATACTCATGACCCTAAACCGAAAGCAAATCAAAGAGGCACTAGAGCAAACTCCCATAGATCAACTTCTACTGGGGGGCAATGCTAAAGATATATCCTTGACTCCTAAGCAAAAAGCCTTTGCCGAAGAGATAGCCAAGGGATCAACCAAAGCTAAAGCCTACCGAACTGCTTACGATAGCAAAGCAAAACCCCACACGCAAAGCCAAGAGGGTCAAAGACTCATGAAGAACCCATCAATAACCCATCATGTAGAGGCTATTAAACTAGCAATTGAGGCACAGAAATATCTCTACCCTACTCATTTAAGGGCGCTTGTTATCCAACAACTAACGGAAAAGGCACTTGACCCCGATGTCAATCATGCACAACAGATCAAAGCGCTTGAACTCATTGGAAAGTTTTCCGATGTAAACCTATTCCAAGAGCGTAAAGAAGTAAAGACCGACACGAACACACTAGACGCTAGGGCTAGACTCCTTGAGACCTTGACCAATGCAATCAGCACCTCAAAGAATATTGATAACGACAAGAGGCAAAGAGCGAGTGACCTACTGCAAGAGATAGCTAACTCTATGACCGATAGACCTAACACTATAACCATAGACCAAGAGCCAACCGAAGAGATAGAGCCAAGTATCCAAGACGAAGACCAAGCTATTTCCGAGACCTACCCCAATGCATACAGGGAAAATGACGACCCCACCGACCCCCATGCACCAAAAAATTCAGAAAATGGTGCTGGCCCTATGCATACTATTCCAGACAAACAATCATCCGTTTTATCCACGGAAGAGGCCCCCTTGTCTTTTGAGAACACAGAGGGGGAGGGGGTATATAATTTTTGGGAGCAGTTTGAGATAGCGCCCACAGAAACACCCCCCCTTAGTGATTTAGGGTCCCATCCCACCCCATTAGATATTCCTAACGCAAATTGGACTGAAAAGTAATGTATGAGCGTATAGATGTTGATTGGATATACAGTCATCTTGTATGGGCTTATGTGTTCCTTATCTACCTTATTGCTTCCCTTATGGCCATATACACAATATGGGCTGAACTTCGTAACAAGGGGGCGGAATGAAAACGATTGTGCATGTTAACCAACATGTCATTAAGTCTAATAGGAAGAATGGCGTTCAAGAACCAGTTTTGACCGTTAAGACTTATAAAGATAATAGATACGCCCATGAGGTTATTATCAAGGGTGATAGCAAGATTGTTTACAGCCCCGATAAACCATTATCCTGTGGCGCCCATGTATGGATTGAAACTATGGCTGAAGTTGAGGTAGTCAAATGAAAATGATTGAGATATTAGGGTTTGTTATACTTTTAATTGTATGGTGCGTATTTATGTACGACCTATTTATATGAAACAGTACGAACTAGACAAGTCTACAGGCGAGTTAATATGGGAAGAAAATACACCTAAACTACAATACAGCCCAGAGTTTACTTACTGGTATGAAAGAATCTACTTACAAAGCCCAAGCTTTTGTGCTTTACAGTATGACGATGAAAAGATGTGGGAAGCTTGGAAGGCAGCTAAACAACTTGGAGTTAAAGATGTGGAACTATAGAATCATTAAAAGAATTTCTGTACATGAACCTGAATGCTATTATGCATTGAATGAAGTATTTTATACAGAACAAGGCAAGCTTATGGCATACAGTGAAAGAGATGACATTGTAGGTGGATCTCCAGAAGAGATTATAAAAGTTCTAGAGATGATGTTAAAAGACGCTAAGAAATACCAACCTGTATTAACTGAAGACGACTTTAATAAATGACCCCAGCACAAAAAGAGATATTCCTGATAGTAGACGAGTACTGGCGTAACTACGGCTTTGGTCCTACTATTGATGATGTTATGCGTCTAACGGGTGCAAGAGGTAGAGGCAACGTGGCCCGTAAGATGCAAATCCTTATTGAAATAGGGGTATGCAAAGGGGTAAAGGGGCGTGCAAGATCTATCCGCCCAGCTGGGTTAAAGGTAAGATCAGTTGAGTAAAGATATCATAGACCTTATTAAGATGTTGCCTGAGGCGGAGCAAGCTCCTATTTGGGAGGAGGTTCGTAACCTAGCCTCAGCGGAAACAAGAGAACAAGGCACTACGGACTTTATGAAGTTTGTCACAACCATGTGGCCTGGTTTTATACATGGAAGACACCATGAACTTATGGCTAGGAAGTTTGAAGAGATAGCAGATGGAAAAATTAAACGTCTTATCATTAACATGCCACCTCGTCACACAAAGTCTGAGTTTGCCTCTTTTATGTTGCCTGCTTGGTTCTTAGGAAGGTTCCCAGGAAAGAAGATTATTCAGTGTTCTAATACAGCAGAACTTGCAGTTGGGTTTGGACGAAAGGTAAGAAATCTGGTAGACTCTGAAGTCTATAGCGAAATATTCCCAAACGTTGCCCTTCGTTCTGACTCTAAAGCTGCTGGTCGCTGGAGTACTAATGCTAATGGTGAGTACTTTGCTATTGGTGTGGGTGGTACTGTCACAGGTAAGGGAGCTGATCTACTCATCATTGATGACCCGCATTCGGAACAGGAAGCAGCGTTAGCGGCTGGAGATCCAACCGTATACGATAAGGTCTTTGAGTGGTATACTTCTGGGCCTAGGCAGCGTTTACAACCAGGTGGCACAATTGTAGTAGTTATGACCCGTTGGGCTAAACGAGACCTCACTGGTAAGATTTTACAAGGTATGGTTGATCGTGATGGTGATGAGTGGGAGATTATTGAATTACCTGCTATACTACCATCTGAGAAACCTTTATGGCCAGAGTTTTGGTCTTATGAAGAATTAAGTAAACTTCGTGAAGAGTTGCCTTTAAGTAAATGGCAAGCTCAGTACCAACAAGACCCAACATCTGAAGAAGGCGCTTTAATTAAGCGTGAGTGGTGGCAAGTATGGGAAAAAGAACATCCACCACAATGTCAATTTATTATTCAGTCATGGGATACCGCCTTTACAAAGTCTGAGCGTGCCGACTATTCTGCATGTACAACTTGGGGTGTCTTTTATAAAGACGAGAATGAGAATGACCCACATATCATACTCCTTGACGCACTTAAAGAGCGTATGGAGTTTCCAGAATTAAAGCAAAGAGCTTTAGAGTATTATCAAGATTGGCAACCCGATGCATTTATTGTGGAAGCCAAAGCATCAGGTGCGCCTTTAATTTTTGAACTAAGACGGATGGGAATCCCAGTTCAAGAGTTTACACCCACTCGTGGAAACGATAAGATTTCCAGAGTAAATTCGGTAAGCGATTTGTTCGCCTCTGGGAAGGTGTGGGCGCCAAGAAAAAGGTGGGCGGAGGAGGTCATTGAAGAACTCGCTGCATTCCCTAACTCAGACCATGACGACTTGGTTGACTCAAGCACACAAGCACTTATTCGTTTTAGACGTGGAGGCTTCGTAACTCTGCCTTCAGACGAACCCGATGAACCTCGTGAATTTAGAAGGAAGACTGGCTATTATTAATCAAAAGTACTGGCTATACGAGTCAGCCATTTCAAAAAAACAATGTGAGCTTATTTTAGAAGAGGCTAATTGGTCTCAAGAACATAATGCTGAATTTATGCGTGATGGTCAATCTGTCTCTAATGAAGATATTAGAACAACCAAAGTAACATTTATGCCAACCTATTCAGTAATAGGATGTATTTTAAATACCCATCTATTAAACATTAATGCTTACCAATGGAATTTTGATATTAGTAGAATACAAGATATACAAATAGGACACTATGCCGAAGGCGGTCATTATGATTGGCATGTAGATGTGACTGTACCAGATGAAAATAACATACAAAGAAAGTTATCAGCTGTACTTATGTTATCAGACCCAGATGACTACGAAGGTGGGTTGTTAGAAATACAAGACACAGAAATACCCAAATTAAAGCAAGGAACGCTCATAGTCTTTCCTTCTTTTATGAAACATAGGGTTACCAATGTTACAAAAGGAAATCGTTTTACAGCGGTTGCATGGGCTGTAGGACCCGCATTTAGGTAGCTAAATATGCGTAAACAAGTTAAAATATTGTATCTACTATTAAAGGATTATTATGTCAATAGATAAAGCCCTCTACGAAGCTCCTCAAGGTCTAGCAGGAATAGACCCACAACAACCAGCCATGGAAATAGAAATTGTAAATCCAGAGTCAGTTCATATTGGTATGGACGGCTTAGAGATTGACTTGGAACAAGACAAAGAAAAAGAAGACTTTGCCGATAACCTAGCTGAACACATGGATGAAGGTGACCTAGCACAATTAGCTGGTGACTTAGTAGGAGACTTTGATGGTGACGTTGATTCTAGACGTGACTGGATCCAAACTTATGTAGATGGGTTAGATCTTTTAGGATTAAAAATTGACGAACGTTCTGAACCATGGGATGGCGCATGTGGCGTTTATCATCCTATTCTAGCTGAAGCGGTAACTAAGTTCCAATCAGAAACAATCATGGATACTTTCCCAGCATCTGGCCCAGTAAAAGGCGAGATCATTGGAAAAGAAACCCAAGAGAAAAAAGATGCTATGGGTCGTGTAGTTACAGACATGAACTATGAACTTACAGACAACATGCCAGAGTACAGACCAGAACATGAAAGAATGTTATGGGGCGTAGCATTATCTGGTAACGGTTTTAAAAAGGTTTATATAGATGCAGCGCTTGACCGCCAAGTATCTATGTATGTACCAGCTGAAGACTTAGTAATGCCTTATGGTGCATCAAGCCTTGAAGCTTCTGAACGTGTAACTCATGTAATGCGTAAAACAGAAAATGAATTAAGAAGATTACAAATTGCTGGATTCTACCGTGATGTAGATATTGGTGAACCACAATCATCATTAGATGAAGTAGAGAAAAAGATTGCAGAGAAGTTAGGCTTCCGTGCAACCACTGATGACAGATATAAGATTTTAGAAATGCATGTAGACTTGGATCTTCCAGGTTTTGAACATACAGATGACAAAGGTAAACTTACTGGATTAGCATTACCTTATGTAGTCACTATTGAAAAAAATACAAGTACAATTTTAGCCATTAGACGTAACTGGGATCCAGAAGATGATACTCATCAAAAACGTCAACACTTTGTACACTACACATACATACCAGGTTTTGGTATTTATGCGTTTGGCCTTATCCACTTGATAGGCGGTTTTGCTAAATCTGGAACATCCATACTTAGACAATTAGTAGACGCTGGATCACTGGCAAACCTACCTGGTGGATTTAAAACAAGAGGCCTTAGAGTTAAGGGTGATGACACTCCTATTGCTCCAGGCGAATTTAGAGATGTAGATGTACCATCTGGCACGATGAAAGATAACATCATGCCGTTGCCATACAAAGAACCATCACAAACACTTATCCAATTACTTAATCAAATCATTGATGAAGGTCGTAGATTTGCTGCAGCTGGAGACTTAAAGGTTTCTGATATGTCAGCTAACAGCCCTGTAGGAACTACATTAGCTATTCTAGAACGTACATTAAAAGTAATGTCAGCTATTCAAGCTCGTATTCACTTTGCAATGAAAAAAGAATTCAAGCTTCTTAAGGTTCTTATTTCTGAATATGCACCAGAAGATTATTCATATGAACCATCAACTGGAAATAAAAAAGCTCGTAAATCTGATTACTCAATGGTTAATATCATTCCAGTATCAGATCCTAACGCAGCTACCATGTCACAAAAGGTAGTTCAATACCAAGCTGTATTACAACTTTCTCAAACAGCACCACAACTATACAATTTACCTTATTTGCATCGCCAAATGTTAGATGCATTAGGTATTAAAAATACAGAAAAACTAGTGGCTATTCCAGAAGATATGACGCCATTAGATGCTGTATCTGAAAATGTAAATGCACTTAAAGGCAAACCACTTAAGGCTTTTGGTTATCAGGATCATAAAGCTCATATTCAAATTCATATGGCTGCAATGAATGATCCTAAGATTAAACAGTTAATTGGTCAGAACCCACAAGCACCTAACATTATGGCGGCTGTTCAAGCTCACATTACAGAACATGTAGGACTTGAGTATAAGCGCCAGTTAGAGCAAATGGCTGGCATGCCTATACCTTCAAGTGAAGATGAAGACTTTAAGATGACTCCAGAAATGGAAATGCAAATTACGCAAATGGCTGTTCCATTTACTCAACAACTTCTTAATCAAAATCAAACTGAAGTTGCCGCTAAGAATGCGCAGATGGCTCAAAACGATCCTATCATTCAAATGCAAATGAAAGAATTACAGCTTAAATCTCAAGAAATTGATATTAAGATGAAGAAAATGCAGATTGATGCCGCTACTAAAGCTGATCAACTTGAACTTGAAAAAGAACGTATTAACGCTCAAAAAGAGATTGCTGGCATGCAAGTAGGCGCTAAGATCCAATCTGAAAAAGCTCATATTGCTTCTAAAGAAAAACTAGAAGGTATGAAAATTGGTAATGATGTTGGTAAGTCTAAAGACCAAATGAAACAACAAGACCAACTTGAGAAGCTTCGTTTAGGTATTGAGTTAAAAAAATACAACAATCAAATGTCACAACAAGAAAGAAAATCATCACAAGAAAAACAACCTTCAAACAAGGAAAATAAATGAGTGAATTAGATACTGTAGTAAATGAAATTAATGCTCAAGTAGCAAATCTACAAGAACATTTAGGTACAGGCGCAGCCAAAGACTATGCTGAATACCAAAATATGTGCGGAAAGATATCAGGTCTACTATCCGTATATCGTTATATCAAAGACCTAAAACAACACATGGAGAACTCGGATGAGTGAAATACTAATCGGATCAAACCCCGATGATGTAAATGCAACAACAACACTTCCCCAAACGGAAGAAGAAAAAGCAAGACAGCTTCCAGAACCAAAAGGCTACCGCATATTATGTGCACTACCAGAAGCTGAAGAAAAGTTTGACAGTGGTATCGTCAAATCTAGTGAAACAATGCGTAATGAAGAAATATTATCTACAGTATTTTTCGTAGTTAAACTTGGTCCCGATTGTTATAAAGATGAAAAACGTTTCCCGACTGGCCCTTGGTGCAAAGAAGGTGACTTTATCTTAGCTAGACCAAACTCTGGCACACGACTTAAGATTCATGGTCGTGAATTTAGAATAATCAATGATGATTCCGTAGAGGCGATAGTTGAAGATCCTCGTGGCATCAGCAGAGCTTAAGGAGAAAAATCATGGCAGAAGAATTCCAATTTCCTGATGAAATAGAGGAAAAAAAGGTTGATGCTAATGCAGATGCTGGATTTGAAATTGAGGTGATTGATGATCGCCCAGAAGAAGACCAGAAAAATGCAACACCATTACCTAAAGAAATCGTAGAAGACATTGAAAATGATGACTTGGAAGAGTATTCCAAGGAAGCTAAACAACGTTTACTACAAATGAAGAAGCTTATTAATGATGAACGTAGAGAAAAAGAACAAGCTTTACGTGAACAACAAGAAGCAATCCGTGTAGCACAAACAATTATTGAAGAAAACAAGAAGCTAAAGGGTAGTTTAACCTCTGGCGAGAAGGTTTTAGTTGATAGTGTTAAAGTTTCAGCTGCACGAGACCTTGAAGTAGCTAAAAAAGCATATAAAGATGCGTATGATTCTGGTGATTCAGAACTTTTGGTCAATGCTCAGGAGCAATTAACTGAAGCAAAGCTCAAAATGAATCAATTTGAGAATTATAAGTATCAATATGATGAAGAAACTTTCAAAAATCAAGAAAATGCTGTACAATCACAGTTACAACAGTCACAACCTGCTCGTTTGGATTCAAAAACCCAAGCATGGCTAGACAAAAATAGCTGGTATGGTACAGATGACGACATGAGTTTCCTTGCAATGGGTATTCATAGACGATTAGAACGTGATGGCGTGCCAATTGGCTCCGATCACTACTGGCAATCTATAGATACCGAGATGCATAAACGATTTCCAGAGAAATTTGCTGGTGAATCCCCTTCTGAAACCAAAGATTCAGTAAGACAGAAATCCTCAACGGTCGTAGCGCCTGCTACTCGTTCTACATCCCCAAAAAAGATTAGATTGACGCAGACACAATTAGCTTTGGCTAAGAAATTTAAACTTTCTCCAGAGCAATATGCTATGGAATTAACTAAATTGGAGTCACAAAATGGCTGAAAATAGAATTCCCCGTGAAGTAGATACCCGTCAACAGGATGAGCGCCCTAAACAGTGGAAAGCACCTGAATTGTTACCAGAACCCGATAAGCAACCTGGTTTTGCGTACAGATGGATTAGAGTTTCAATGCTGAACTCAGCAGACCCACGCAATCTCAGTTCTAAACTTAGAGAAGGCTGGGAACCTGTAAGAGCAGAAGAGCAACCGAAATTTCAACTGTTAGTTGATCCCGATAGTCGTTTTAAAGACAACATTGAGATTGGCGGATTATTACTTTGCAAGACACCACAAGAACTTGTTGAGCAAAGAACAGAGTACTATGAGAAGCAAACGCAATCTCAAACAGACGCTGTTGATAATAATCTTATGCGTCAAAATGATCCTAGAATGCCTCTCTTTAATGAGAGAAAGTCTACGACTAGTTTTGGCAAAGGTTAATTTTTTAATTTAAGGAGTTTTAAACATGGCTTATCCAACCATTGACAAACCCTATGGATTTGAAGCGATTAATCGTTATGATGGTCTTCCTTATGCTGGTGCAACATTACAGTATAAGATTAGTGGCTCTTACAACACACCAATCTATAACGGTTCTTCAGTTAAAATCGTAGCGGGCGGTAACGTTGAATTATCTGGTGCAACAACTACTGGTACTATTATCGGTGTTGCAACTGGTTTTCAATACACAAATTCATCAGGTCAGACAGTTCAAGCTCAATACTATCCAGGTACTAGCGTTACTAATGCTATTGCTTATGTAGTGGTTGATGCTTCAGCTTCTTTCAAGGTGTCAGTAACAACTTCAGGCGCTCCAACAGTAGTAACAGGTGCTAATGCAACTATCGTTGGTGCTAACGTAGCTGAAATCCAAAACGGTACAGGTTCTACAACAACAGGTAATGCACAATCATCTATTGTTAAACCTGCAGATACCGCTGGTGCTGCTACAACATTACCATGGAGAGTAGTTGCAGTTGTTCCAGATACAGCATATGTATTATCTGGCGTAACTCTTTACCCAGAAGTAATTGTAAAAGTCAACAACCCACAGCTTACTGCCCTCACAGGCGTAGCTTACGCAGCTTAATTAAGGAGAAAAGAACATGGCTATTTCACGTGCGCAGCTCCTAAAAGAGCTATTACCAGGACTTAATGCATTATTCGGTTTAGAATATGCAACTTATGGACAAGAACACAAAGAAATCTACGAAACAGAGACTTCTGAGCGTTCATTTGAAGAAGAAACAAAACTATCAGGCTTTTCAGCAGCACCAGTTAAAAACGAAGGCACAGCCATCGCTTATGACAATGCTCAAGAAGCTTGGACAGCACGATACAATCATGAAACTATCGCTCTTGGCTTCAGCTTAACTGAAGAAGCTATTGAAGATAACTTATATGATTCATTATCTGCTCGTTACACAAAAGCTTTAGCGAGAGCTATGGCTTATACGAAACAAGTGAAAGCTGCTGCTGTTATTAATAACGGCTTCAGTGCATCATACACAGGCGGTGACGGTGTTGCTTTATTTAGCACTTCTCACCCAATTGTTTCAGGTGGCGTAAACAGCAACACTCCAGCTACAGCAGCTGACTTGAACGAAACTTCATTGGAAAATGCAGTTATTCAAATCGCAGCTTGGACTGATGAGCGTGGTCTATTAATTGCAGCTAAACCTAAGAAACTTATCGTTCCACCAGCATTGCAATTCGTTGCAACACGCTTGTTAGAAACTGAGTTACGTGTTGGTACAGCTGACAATGACATAAATGCAATTAAGAACAATGGCGCTATCCCAGAAGGTTATACAATTAACCACTTCTTGACAGACGCTAACGGTTGGTATTTAACAACTGATGTTCCTAATGGTATGAAACACTTTGTTCGTACTCCATTAAGCAATTCAATGGACGGTGACTTTGACACAGGTAATGTTCGCTATAAATCACGTGAACGTTATTCATTTGGTTGGTCAGATCCGTTAGGTATGTACGGTTCACCAGGTGCTTAATTAAGCATTTGATGATGGAAAAAGCCTTCTTCGGAGGGCTTTTTTTATATCTATTCATTTGTAAAAACACTAGCGCTTACATGGCAAAATGTAGTAAAATATACATATCCAGGAACACCCTGGTTTATTAGACTGTCCTGGCAGACGCATAAAAGACTAATGAGCCTAACTTTTTATGAAGGAAAAATTATGTCAAGAACAACATTCTCAGGCCCAGTTAAATCAGGCACAAATAGATACACTCCATACAAAAACGTTGGTACAACAGTATTAACACAACAAACTCCATTTACTTTTGATGCAACATTAGTTCAAAGCGTAACCTTATATGTTCCAGCAGGATCTAAACTACTTAACATTTTTGTTGATGTTATTACAGCATATGATTCAGCTACATCAGCTACTTTAACTGTTGGTAAAACTGCAGCTGGTACTGAGTATGCTTCTGGTGTTAATGCTAAAACAGCAGCTCGTACAACTCCTACATTTACAGCAGCACAATTAACCAATATGCAATCAACACCAGTTGATGTTGCAGCAAACAACGGCCAACAAGCTTCTTCAGCTCTTGTTGTTACAATAACATCAGTAGGTCAGCCTACAGCTGGTACAGGTTTTGTTACATTCCAGTACGCTCAATCTGATGACCGTGCAACATATAACACACAATAATTAATCTAAGGGGGTTAACGCCCCCTTGTTTATAACTTAAGGAGATTAATTATGGGTATGCAATATGATGTAAAACAAGCGCATTTAAATTCTAGTGGGTATCTAGTTAAATATCCTGTACGTGTTAAAGGCATATCGTTTACAGGTAGTGCTTCTGCTGGAACTTTAGTAGTATTTGATACCGAAACAACTCCTGTATCAGCAAGTGTAACTTATGCACAAACTGGCACACTTGTAACAGTAACAAAAACAGCGCATGGATTAATTACTGGTGATGTTATTGGTATTCATTTTTTAACAAATGCCGGTGTTTCAGCTACTGATGGTACATATGATATTACTAAAACAGGCGCAGATACATTTACTTTAACTGATATTAACTCACGTACTATTACTAGCACTGCAGCTGTATATACTGTAGGTAAATGGTTACTTACTTATGGGACCAACGCCGGAGATTATTTTAATAATGCACCTATTATTGCAGGTGAAGGTATAAGAGCTAGTAACGGTGTATATGCTGTTATGACAAATATAACTGCAACACAAATAATTTACGGGTAATAACTATGAGCGCAGAACGTGAAGTTATAGAACACGGTGTAGAAATTAAACATATACAATCAGACGTGGATAGCATTATGGAAGACATGGAACAATTAAAAGCTCGTCTAGATGGTATTGAAAAAACACTAGAAGAAATTAAAGGCGGTTGGAAGGTATTTATCGCTATTGCTACTATTCTTTCTGGTATTATTAGCTGGATGGTAACTCATTGGTTAGGAAAATAATATGCCAAGTAAATCTAAAGCACAACACAAACTTATGACAGCAGTAGCCCATAATAAAGCATTTGCTAAAAAAGTTGGAATACCACAAAAAGTAGGCAAAGATTTTGCAGAAGCTGACAAAGGTAAGAAGTTTAAGTCTGGTGGCTTGTATGCAAATATTCACGCAAAAAAACAGCGTATAGCTCAAGGTAGTGGTGAGAAGATGCGTAAAGTTGGATCAGCAGGCGCACCATCTAAACAAGATTTTATTGATTCAGCAAAGACTGCCAAAATGAAAAAAGGTGGTGTATCATTAGCTATTGGTCGTGGTGAAAAACTACCAGTATCCAAAGGTGCTGGATTAACTGCAAAAGGCCGTGCTAAGTATAATGCAGCTACAGGAAGTAATTTAAAAGCACCACAACCACAAGGTGGCGCTCGTAAAAGATCATTCTGCGCCCGTATGTCTGGTATGCCTGGTCCTATGAAAGATGAACAAGGCAGACCTACTCGTAAAGCAGCTTCTTTAAAACGTTGGAAATGTTAACAAGGAAAATATTATGAAAAAGAAATCAGTAAACCCAGCAATGGCTATGATGGCAGCACGTGCAAGACGCATGCCAGCAGTTAGACCAGCTCCTATGGCAGCCCCTATGGCAATGCCACCAAGTATGCCAACTGGTATGCCTCCAGCTATGCCAGGAATGAAAAAAGGCGGGGCGCTTAAGTCTGTAGAAAAAAGTAAGAATCCTGGATTATCAAAATTACCAACGGAGGTTAGAAATAAAATGGGCTACATGAAAAAAGGCGGTATGTCGTATAAAGAAGGTGGAAACGCTAAAGGATGTGCAACTAAATCAGATGCAAAAATGATTGCTAAAAAAGAAGTAAAAGGTCATGAGTCATCAATGCATAAAATGAAAATGGGCGGTAAATGCATGGCTACTGGTGGCAAAGCATCTCAACTATCTAAAGCTAATGGTATTGCTGTTCGTGGTAAAACAAAAGGCACGATGTGCTAAGGAAAATAATATGGCTAAAAAAGACGAATATTTAGAAGGTTACGAATTAGGCATTAAAAAAGGTAAATCTATACCATCTGAGCCTGGATTACCTGATAGATATCAAAAAAATATGTTAGCTAAAGTTTTATCCAGCGGCGCTCAATTTTTTCCTGAACCCCCTGAAGTTAAAAACCTAAGATTAAAAAGAGAAGCTGATGATAGATATTTAGATTCCCCGATGGGTAAAGGTGAGGCTCAAGGACGTGCAGAATATGATAAAGCACTTAAATTGGAATCAGAAAGAGCAAAAAAGAATCCTCCTAAAGCTATTCCTATGACTAAAGAAGATGCCAAAGTTCTTAATTCACCTGAGTTTAAAAAAGCTAGTGAAGGTACTAAAGATATGAAAAAAGGCGGCGTAATTAAAGCTAAAAAAATGGCTAAAGGTGGTACAGCATCATCAAGAGCTGATGGTTGCGCTACTAAAGGTAAAACTAAAGGACGCATCATTTAATGCCTGTAGACTATTCTCAGTATGAACCATACTGGGTAAAAGAATTTAGAAGATGTGAGCATTGGATTGAAGCAGCGTTAGAATATTCACACGGAACACATAATATTCAAAACATCTTTGAAGATGTAATGAATGGTAGAGTTGAATTCTGGCCTGGTAAAGAATGTGCTTTAATTAGCCAAGTAGTCCAGTACCCACAAAAGAAAATGATACATGTATTTTTAGCTGGTGGTGATATTAGTGAAATTAAAGAAATGGAACCTCATATCGTTGAATGGGCTAAGCAACAAGGATGTTCAGCTTTGTCTTTAACAGGAAGACCTGGTTGGACTAAGAGTTTTTTAAAAGATATTGGGTATCAAAATACTCAAGTTCAAATGATTAAGGAGTTTTAAATGGGTGCATCATCACAAGGCGGTCAAATGAGACCTCAGCCTCAAGTTCAGCCACAACAAAGACCTATGGGTGGACAAAGACCACAACAAGGTAAAGGTCCAGGTTTGCCTATGCCACAACAAGGTGGAGATCGTCCATTTCAACCTAAACCATATCAGCCTATTGGCGCAAACAATCCTCCATTTAATCCTAACCCAGTGCAGCCTGTTCCAGGTAATATGCCACAAGGCAAAGGTCCAGGACAAGGGCAAATACCACCTCAAATGGCGGACGCAATAAAAACTCACTATATGCAACAAATGCAAAATGGTAACCCTATGGGACCAGGCGCACCAATGCAGCCACAAGTAATGCCTCCAAGTCCAGGCCAGCAAATACAAGGTGGGCAATTTGGAAATATGGGTGCTTATATTTCACCTATGGCACAAAAACCACAAGGTTTACAAATGCAACCAAGTATGAATCAAGGTATGCCTATATATGGTGGTGCTGGTAAAGGACCTATGTAATGAGTCAAGCAGCCCAATTAGGACAACAAGGATCTGACCATGGACAATACGGTCAAACTCCCATGGCTACGCCTTATGGAATGAATAGCTCTGCTAATGCTAATCAACAACAAAATGAGAATACTCAAAATGTAGGTGATTATAGCCCAATGTTGCCATCTGGTGGATTAATGCAAGGTCAACCTAAACAATGGTATCCTGGTATGTATCCAAGCACATCACCACAGTTTGGTACCAATCCTTATGCACCACAAACATTTAATGTGCAAGGTCATCCTGGTCATAATCCAAGTACGTTTGCAGCGGTAGAACCTAATATTAATAATAATGCTATGTCTAATCAAGGTCAGTTTGTACAACAAATGGCTCGTGGTGGAAAATCAAAACCAGCTCCAGTTAATGGTGGTTTTACATATACTGAACCACCAAAAACATGGTCTGGTCCAGTAAGTACTAATGCACCTAGCTATCAACAAGAAAATCCAGTAGATGCTTTTTCTAACATGAAAGGTTTGGGTATGAAACCTCAGACATCTCAACCTAATGGCATGGGGTCAGCAAAAGGTCTTGGAATGGCAAGTGTAATTGGAGCAGAAAATCCAGAGTTTGCTAAAGCTATGGGTAAAGGTCCAGCACAAGTTGAACAAAAAGCACAAGAAGTTGTACAGCCTACAGTAAATGCAAATCAAGTATATGCGCCTAGATATGATCAATACGCACCAGTTAGAACTAATATTGATGAATACGGCAATCCGTTGTTTAACAATGGTGGTTCAATAAAGGAATAATATGAGAGCATCACGTGGAATGGGAGACATAAGAGCTTCCAAAATGCCTAAAGGTAAAAAGAAAGCCCGCAGAGATAATACTGATTTTACTCAGTATGCTAGTGGCGGTAAAGTTGCGTCTAACGCAAAAAGCAAAGCAAAATTTGCAAAGGCAGCTAAATAATGGCACAAACTACAGGCACATCAGTATTTAATCTAAACATGAATGACCTCATTGAAGAGGCATTTGAGCGTTGTGGTATAGAATTAAGATCTGGTTACGATTTTAGAACAGCAAGACGAAGCTTAAATCTACTCACAGTAGAATGGGCTAATCGTGGTATTAACTTATGGACAATTGAAGAAGGTCAGATACCAATGGTTACTGGTCAGATTACATATCCTATCCCTGTTGACACCATAGACTTATTAAGCACTGTAGTTAGAACTGGAGCAAACACAAACCAGATAGATATTAACATTAGCCGTATTTCAGAAGATACATACTCTACAATACCTAATAAAAACGCTACAGGCCGTCCAATCCAAGTATGGATTAATAGACAGTCTGGTAATAGCTCAACTTCTACAGCATACTTATCAGCTTCTATTAGTTTATCAGATACGACTATTACCATGAGTAGTGTTGCTGGATTATCAGCTACAGGATACATTCAATTAGATAATGAAATCATTCTTTATCAAAATGTAGACAATGCTACCAACCAATTATTAAACTGTTTCCGTGGTCAAAATGGCACGACAGCAGCGGCACATATAGCCACGACAAGTCCTTATAATTATGCTATAGTACCATTATTACCAAATATTAATGTATGGCCTACACCAAACGCTGGTGGTGATTATACATTTGTATATTGGAGATTAAGAAGAATTCAAGATGCTGGTACTGGTGTAACGGTCAATGATATTCCATTTAGATTCTTACCATGTATGGTAGCTGGATTAGCATATTACTTAGCTCAAAAAGCTCCAGAAGTAGATCCAAATAGAATGGCTATGTTACAAGCTGATTATGAAAAACAATGGGATTTAGCATCTCAGGAAGATCGTGAAAAGGCACCTCTTAGATTCGTGCCAAGAAACATGTTCTATACAAGGTAAGACATGCCTACCAAATATTCATCTGGTAAATATGCGATTGCCGAATGTGATCGTTGTGGTCAAAGATACAAGCTTAAAGAGCTTAAGAAAATGATCATTAAAACCAAGCTTTTTAATATTAAAGTATGCCCAGAGTGTTGGGACCCAGATCAACCACAGTTACATTTAGGTATGTATCCTGTAAATGATCCACAAGCAGTGCGTGAACCAAGACCAGATGTAAGCTATAATGTAGGTGGCACAACTGGTTTAAAAACTGATCTATATGATCCAAATGTTAATAACGTGGATGATGCTGGATATCCTACTGATGGTAGTAGACAAATTCAATGGGGATGGCAACCAGTAGGTGGTGCAAGTTACTTTGATACACTTTTAACGCCTAATAACTTAACACCACAAGTTGAAATAGGCACTGTTACAATAGTTACAACTTAAGGAGAAACAAAATGGCATTTAAAAAAGCAGCTGATGGCATTACTAAACAAGGTAAAACTAAAGGCAAAAATCTAGGTGATTCAGGACCTACAGCTGGTATTCAATCTGGTAAAGGTTCTAAGGGCGCATCTTCAGTAACTTCATTAGATATGAAGAAACTTGGACGCAATTTAGCAAGAGCAATGAATCAAAAAAAAGGTAAATAATTATGACTAAAGAACGCAAAGTTCCAGTGACACCAGCAGAAGCTTATCCTTTGGGTCACGCTAAAGAGAACAAAGATGCAAGTGCCTACACTGAGTTTAAATACCCTTCTGGCGGTGGCAATGACATTGGTGTTTATAAGCAACCTATGACTAATCCAAACGGTACAGAACAAGAAGCAGTAGCTATGTCTGGCAACGGAGTAAGCAAAATGAATATATCTGTTGGCGGTGTTAGCAAAGGCAACTATGGAGAAGTAAATCCATATGGCGTTAAAGAAATGCGTGGATACGGTGCAGCAACTAAAGGCCGTAAAATCAGTGGTAAACAAGGCTAATTAATGAATTATATCCAATTGTATCAAAGCATTCAGGACTATACAGAAACTACAGAACAGTTATTTGTGGCTAATATTCCTCGCTTTGTTCAAGAAGCTGAGGACAGAATCTATAATTCAGTTCATATTCCATCACTACGTAGGAATGTCACTGGCTCATGCACATCTGGAAATAAGTATTTATCCTTGCCTAATGATTGGTTGGCTAACTATTCTTTGGCTTTAATTGATGCAAGTGGTAACTATGAATACTTATTAAACAAAGATGTAAACTACATTAGACAAGCGTTTCCTAATCCAGCCTCCACTGGGCAACCTACGCACTATGCTTTATTTGGCTCACAATATTCAAATATTAATGAGATGTCTCTTATTTTAGGCCCTACTCCAGATTCTAACTATGGCGTAGAAATGCATTATTTCTATTACCCACCTACCATTGTTCAAGGTCAAATTGATACATTTGGACTGCTTGTAGGAGGAACAGGATATGTTGCTGGCGTATACTCAGATGTAGCTTTAACTGGCGGTAATGGTTCTGGTGCAATAGCCACAATTACAGTTAATTCATCTGGCGTAGTAAGTAATGTTGCCTTAAAAGATGGTGGACAATTTTATGCCGTTGGAGATGTTTTATCTGCACTTAATACTTCATTAGGAAACAGCGGAACTAATTTTTCAATTCCTGTAAATACAGTAACAAATTCATCTGGCACAAGCTGGCTAGGTGATAACTTTGACCCAGTATTGCTTTATGGCTCATTAAGAGAAGCTATGCTCTTCCAAAAACAAGAGCCAGATATGATTAAAAATGTTGATGATAAATTTATAGAAGCTATGCAACAACTCAAACGTCTTTGTGATGGACTTGAGCGTGGTGATGCATACCGTGATGGTCAAACTAAACTTAAGGTTAGAACATGATCGTTCAAACAGCATGTACAGTATTTAAATTTAACTTAATCAGCGGAGCAGAAGACTTTAATACCCCTTCTCCATATGTATATAAAATAGCTTTATATAATGCTAATGCTGATTTAAACAATACAACCACTGCTTACACTACTACAAATGAAGTAGCTGGTACTGGATACACTGCTGGAGGTATTGCACTTACCCCAGTGGTGGGAAGCGATACTGCAAACAATGTTGCATATGTGACATTTAGCAATGTAACATGGAATCCAGCAGGCTTTACCTCAAGGGGTGCTTTGATTTATAATAGCACTACTGGAGCAGCAGTAGCAGTATTAAACTTTGGATCTGATAAAACAGCCACCACTAGCTTTACAATCCAATTTCCATCAGCAACATCAACCAGCGCAATACTAAGAATTAATTAAGGAGAAATATATGATTAAAGAAACAGGCGGCT